AATGAAACTAAAGATAATGAAGTAGTTAGTAGTGATAGAAGAAATGAACTTCTTGAAATGGTTGAAAGAGAAATAAATAATAAAGGTAAATTTTAATGAGTATTTCTGGAGATAAAAAAGGTATATTTACCACTATTGGTTCTTATACATCTTTTTCAAAAAACGATGGAAAAATTCCTAAATCTAGGAGTACATATCCATCTGTTAATAATAAAAAGGATGTTATACCATTTCTTATTGATACCCTTAAAGTAACAGTAGGTTCTGAAGCAGTTAAACTGGTAGTTGGTGAATTATTAACTAAATTTTTAGATAAAACTGAAACTACTTCTAAAACTATTTTAAAAAAACAATTTACTGATTCAAATTCTGATAAACAGATTAGTACCGAATTTAAAACTAATGGATATCGTGTAAAAGCATCTAAAATTGATATTAATAAAAAGCTTAGAAGTAAAGAAACTTCAGCAACATATCCATTATATCGAAATGATGTAAGTATTTCATTTGAAAATAGTATGCATGATGCAGTTAGATTAGAATCTACTGAAATTAATTTTGAAAATATTATTAAAGTAACATATGATAAAAATAGTGATGAATTAATTTTTAAGTCAGCTAAAGCAGATTATCTTACTAAAGATTTTGTTAATGATTATATTGATAAAACATCTATTATTAATAAGAAAGAAATCCATACTAATGTAATGAATTCATTATTTGGTACAACATCAAAAAATGAAAATAAAACAATTAGTGAAATTGCTGGTGAATTAGAAGTTGATAAAATACTTAGTCAAGTTATAGATGGAAGTGATAATTTCGATATATCTCAAAATGATTTAGATAAATTATATAAAACTGCTGAAGATATTGCAAATGGTGTTTCTAAACACGATTTAGGATGTGGTATAATGGATTCATCTTTAAGTATTGAAGATTTAACTAATTTAATATCACAAATTTCTGGTTCAACTGATTCATTTGCTGTATCAAGTGCATTAGAAAACACACTTGAAAATAATACTAATTTAGATCCTGAAATATATGCTGAAAATAAAGAAACTATAAAGGATAATTTTTTTAAAAAAATTATTAATTCATTTGTATTAGCATTATCAAAAGCGTTAACAACAGCACCACAAATAAGAGCATTAATAGCAATAACTGGAGCATTTAAAGGTAAATTTAATTTATTGGAAGGTAAAATAAGTGAAACAATTAAAAATGTTAAAACATTTATTAATTGTATGATTAAAGATTTAATTAAACAAGTAAGTGAATTTATTTATAAAAAAGTAATTTCATTAATTAAAAAATTAATTAAACCAATATTAAAAAATATTGCAAAAGAAAAAATTATATTATATAGTAGATTAATTAAAAGTCTAGCTAAACCATTACCAACTTAACAAATGGATTATAGTAATATTGACGATATAATTGGTGGATTTACAAAGCTATTAAGCTTATCATCTATTGGATCAGTAGCACCTGTTCCAGTTCCTTTAATTTTAGCTGGTGTACCTAGAAGAGGTGGTTTATCACCTACAAAAATAGCTACTAGGATAATCTCAAGAAAAAATGAAGCTGGATTACCTGTTGGTGTATTACCTTCAGGAGCAGTTTCACCAGATGAAATTATGGAAAGAATTAGAATAGAAGAAATTGTTAAAGCACTACAAGAGGAAGCTGTTATTACAATAGCAATTGCACCTGGAATTGCTGTAACTGCAACTGGCGCAAATGCTGGCGGGCCTATTCAAGTAGTTGGTTCTACAATAGTTCCATTTAAAGGATATGGAGTAATACAATAATTATGGAAAATTTAAAAGAATATACACCAATAGAATTATTGAAAATTCTTAACGATATTAAATCAGAACATGATAAATTAAAAGTGAGTATAGTTGAAGATACAAATCAAGTTGATGTTTTAGAACAGAAAATAAATAATGAATTATTATTACTTTCTGAATTAGAAAATAATTATATATAAATAATAGAAGAAATAAATAATAGATAATTATGCCTTACGATAAACCCATAATTCATACAAGTGATCCTTTTAAAAAAATTATAGATAATGGTTCTGTTAATAGAAGTATCTATTATGGTGAAGTTATATCTGTTTCTGATCCTACTGATGGTGGCATAATTCAAGTAAAAATACTTGAGCTAGATAATAGAACATTAAACGAAAATTTACCACAATGTTATCCTTTATTACCTAAATTTTTTCATTTATATCCTAAAGTAGGTGAAATTGTTAGAGTTTTTATTAGTGACCCAAAATACCCACAAAAAGATAGATTTTGGATGGGAAATATTGTATCACAATTACAAAAAATTGAATTTGATTCAAAATATACTGCATTATCTACAACAAATTTAGGTACTATTGCACCTGAAAAAGCTGTAAGTACTTTTCCAGATGCAGATGGTGTTTATCCAACAAAAGAAGATGTTGGATTAATAGGTAGAAAAAATACTGATGTTATATTAAAACCTAATCAAGTAATTATTAGAGCAGGTAAACATATTAATGGAAATCCATTAAAAGCTAATACTGAAAATCCAGCTTGTTTATTAATTTCTTTTGATAAAAAAGATGATGTTAATTTTTATAGTAATACAATTATCATGTCAGATAAAATAGCTTTAATAACTCATAGTGGAAATCCAAAATTTAAAAGTGCTAGATTATCTGATGCTGATCGTAAATTAATTTTTGATGAAGGTCACCCTATAGCTAGAGCAGATATATTAGTTAATGTATTAAATATAATGAGAAACGCTATTGTAAATCATATACATCCATATTCTGGAATAGAAGCTGATTCAACAGCAATTATAAATGAATTAAATGATGTTGATTTAAATAATATAATACAACCAAATATTGTTGTAAACTAGAAAAGCTGCTAAAATTTAGCAGCTTTAATATTTTATAAAGTATTTTATTAGTTATTAAGAATACACCTCCAAGGTTGTACTGTGAGGCTCAATTTAGCAACTTCATCAATTGAATAGTCAAAATCACCAGCAGTAAAGTTAGTAATAATACACTGTTCCAAAGTCCATTTTTGTACTTCAATACCAACAGGATCAAGACCTTTAATTAAAATAGTCTTTGCTGACCCAGCTTTATATCCCATACGCCCTGTAAGTGATTCTGCGTGTAGTCTAACCCACTCCATTAATTGTTGTGAGGTAGAAGGCCCGATTGTATCAATAAAATCGATAGTGATAGGTTTCCATTCGTATTTTCCAGATACATAATTTTTTCCATTCATAAAATCAATTCCTACTGAATTTATATCTAATTGTGGTTTACCAATTTTTTGTATCTTCCAAACTTCTATTCCTAAATCGTCTTGAAATTCAGCAAAAAATCTATTTACCCTTAATGGTTCATATTCCATTGGAATTCCTCTTAATAGTTCTGCCATGATTATAATTATTTAATTTGTTTTATTTTCTTATAAATACTACCATTTTTAATTTTTTTCAAATACTAGTATTTTATTTATAATTTTATTATCTATTTTATTATAAATACGTTTACTATATAAAAAAGTCTTTTTTTATAAAAAAGTTTTATTTATAAATTTAAAATTACCACAATCATATATTCTAGGAATTTTTCTTTCTAACATTATTTCATGTTCTGTTTTTCTTGGATCATAACCTTCAGAGACTAATATATCTTTTCTGAATAAAAATCTATGTTTTCTTGTTTTACCTATAACATACCAATAATTTGGTAATGTTTCATATTCAAGTTTAAAACCAAGATTATTATATAAATTACCATTACTATATCTTTTATTTGCAAAACTAGTAACAGATATTGGCTTATATGTTTTTTTAAAATAAGAATATAATTTAGATGCACCACCTATAACTATCGTGTTTAATTTATTACAAAATCTTAACATTTCATATTCACCATCAATTTTATTTTTATTTCCCATTACATTCCGCAATTTTCCGAAAGTCATTAATGAGACCAATTCATTATCGTTAAATAAACCTAATTTAATTGATGAATTAACATTTCCTTGTATGTGATTATTATTAAGAAATTCTTTAGATATTTTAGCATCAATTTCTTTAATAACACATTTTCGTGCAAAAATTCTAGTATTATTTAATAATATTTTATTTTTTATTATTGATTCTATAATGGGGTATTTTTCAAATAATTCATCCTCAAAAAAATGTAATAATTGAATATTTAATCCATTACATTTTTTTGTTTTATTTAAATGATATTCTTTATCTATATAATATTCGGAATGCCAATGAAGTCCATTAATTTCAATAGCTAAATTAAAAGAAGGTATATAAATATCTAATTCACCCTCAATAATTCTTCTAGTATGTGGTATATATTTAATATTATTTTCGTCTAATAATTTACAAATTTTACGCTCAAATGTTGTTCGTGGTGAACCGATTGGTTGTATTATTGTTGATAATTCTACTTCATGGTTTAATCTATTAACTATTAATTTTCTATTATCTTCAAATATGTGTCCATCTGGATGTTGAACGATAATATTTTCATTTTTAAATTCTAAAATATTATAACCTAATTCTAAAAATCTAATACTTAATTTTTTTCTTCTTTTTTCTTCTAGTTTTAAAAGAGCATCTTCATTATTATAACCATTACTTTTATGAGTGGCAATTGCTTTTAATCTAATTTTATCTACTTGAAAAGTATGTTTAACACCATATTTTTTTAAAATAACATTTTCTGTTTTTTCTAAACGTAATTTAATATTCTCTGGTTTTAATTGCCATTCTTTAATACATTTATCAGAACAAAAATTTTTAACACGTTTAATTCTTTCATTAAATTCAGTACCACAATTCAAACAAATTTTATTTTCTCTTGAAATATCTTTCTTATTTTGACCTGAACATTTATAAGAACAAAATCTTTTATTCTCTTTTATTTTTGATTTAAAAGAAACACCACAGCATTCACAAGATTTTTCAATATAATATTTTAAATCTAAATTATATCTATTATTTTTTTTACATTCTTCAGAACAAAATTTAGTTTCTCTACCTTTTTTTACTGTAAAAGATTTATTACATTCCCCACAAATTAAATTCACTATCGTTGACATGTTTGGTCTTATTTATATTTATTCTACCAGTATATTTTACAAATATAAATACATTATAATAAAAAAAGCTATTAAATTAAATTTAATAGCTTTTTTTTATAAATAAATTAATATTTAAGCACCTACATCATTGAAAGATGCACCAGTAGGAGTAATTGTGAATCCAATTCCAATAAATTCTACAGTTCTTGTTGGTTTTAAATAAATTTCACCATATAATTCATTTCTATCTTGTGTTTCAGGTGTATTGTTAGTACTATCCATTTTCACTTTGAAATCGTATAAGCCTCTTTCTCTTTTGATATTATCTAAAAGTGGATTAGATTTTGTTAAAAATTGGTCAATTGTTGCTTGATCATCTTGTTCGAAAACTAATCTGATTGCAATGTTTGAAATAAGAACTTTTATTTGTAACAACAAACGTCTTACGTTAATTCGATCTAAAGCACTTTCTTTAACCTGTAAAGTTTTCTGTCCGAAAATAGCTGTACCAGCATCTGAAAAATCTACCATAGGATTAATTCTAGCTCTATAAAGAATATCACGAGCATCTTGAGATAATTTAATTTTAGATTTTTTAAAGTCAGTAGTACCTCTTTGTAAACCAGCAGGTGCAAACCAAGGGAATTTAGTATTATCAGTAAATGCAATTGCTTTTAACACTTCAGGTGTTGGTGGTAAAAATACATTAACATTATTTTGAGTATCCTTTAATTGACACCAAGGAAAATAAGTACAAGAATAACTTGAATCAATTTCTAATTCATTCATAGTACGTGCAATATCAGTTGCTATTGTAACATCTAATTTAGAATCCCCAACAGTATAATTCATATCAACATCTGGAGAGTCAATAACGTATAAACTATCAGATCTTTGTTGCTCAATCATTTCAATAGTATTTTGTACTAATATAGTTTGATATTGCCAATCTATACCTGGTGTTGCAAATAAATTAATTGTAATATCTTCTGGATTTCCAAAAGTATTAATTGCACTTTCCCATGCTTGAAAATCATTTAATGGTGTTACACCAGAATCAACTCCATCGTATATTCCACCTTCTTTATAATAATCACCATAAGTTCTAACATCATTATTTACGTCCCATCCATCAAAACCACCAGCAGGTGCAAATGTGAATTTTCTTGAATTTAAACTATAATATTTGTTATTAATATTTATTGTATCGTAAATAGTTTTAAATGTATCACCACCAACCTCAAATTCACCAATTAATTGAGTTCCATCATAATATGTACCAGTTGCCCCAGAATCCATATGAAACCCTTTTGTTTTTGCTGTTCCACTATTATGAAAATTAAATATATTCTGATTTACACCAGTACCTTTTGATGAAACACCATCATAACCACTATTTGAAATACCTAGATAAACTCTATTAAATTTATCAGTATCTAAATATGATTGTTTATAAAACATTTTAGGTGCTACACCTTCAATACCAGAACCAGTTCCAGTTGAGCTAAAATCATTCAACATATAACCTTCAAAACCAGCAGGGAAAACATCTGGTGTAATTTCAGTACCCATTTCAAGCATAACATATTTACTAGCAATATCATAAGTACCATCAGATGTACCGATTTTTTGTGCAATATAATTAGTTTGACCTTCAAGCATTGTACATCTTGTAAAAGATTCTAACACTACAGGGTTTGAATCAGTATCATAGAAATCTCTGATCAATACATCAAATTCAAAAGTATCTGGTTTAATATTACTAATACTTACTTTATATTCTTTATTAGCATTATCACCATCAGAAATAGAAATAAATTTAAATAATCTATCAACATTTCCACCTTTTATTTGAGAAACAACCCAAGGAGTTTCTGGTGTTTTAAATCGTGTTTTATAATTAGTAAAATTATCTGTTGTTGCATTAATTAAATCTGTATTAATACCAAACCCAATAGGTGATATACCAGTTAAAGTTGAACCACTAGAAAATTCAGTACCAAAATCATCTAATTTTTTAATTAAATCAGGATAAATTTCTTGAATCCAAATTTTAGTTTTTTTATCTTTAGCACCAACACCAACAACATTAGGTAAATAATTACTAGCGTTAGGGTTTAATGAAACATTATATAATTCAGTTCCACCACCACTAAAAACATCGCTATTAAGTTCGCAAACAAGAGTAAAATCACCAAATAAATCACCAACACCAACGTTAGTTGAATTACCTGTAATTGTTATACCAGTAACGTAAAATTCAGTTTTTGGTGTACCATTATATACTGGAGCAACTTGAGCTTTACTTCTTATCATTCCTAATACCATATTAGTATAACCACTATATTCAACACCTGTAAAAGTTGTTGCACTTACAGAAACAGTTCCTGTACCACCTGTAAAAGTTTCAACAGTGAAGAAAGTTTTTATTCCAGAGAAGTTAGAACCTGATTTAGTAAATCCACTAAAAGAACTTCCAGTATCACCTACTTTATAGAGATTAACTCCTTCATACATATAATCTGAAAAAGTATCACCAGTAACTACAGGTGAACCATAATTAAGTGTATCTGGATCAAGACCAGAACTTAATGAAATAACCCATGCTTTACCAGCATCATATCCAGATAATCCTAATACCCTAGTAACCCATAATTGATTTGATTCTTCAAGATAAGCGTTAGCACTATAAGGTAATTGATATCTTAAACTTCCATTAGAGGAAAATTTTTCAATGCTCTGCGCACCAAATCTTGTAAGAAATTCACCCTTATCTGTAATATATACAGGTTCAAATGCTGGCCCTTTCAGGGTTTCTCCAACAAGACCTAATGTTGTGACACCTACTGATTTAGTAACAAATGTTAGGTCACGTTCTCTAAATTTTAGACCTGGTGACGTAAATACAAATTCAGCCATAATTTTTTATTTTATTAATTATTATTTTTTTATATACTATCTATTTATAATATTTTTATATAAATACTTGATAGTTTGCCAAAAAACAAATCCTCTTATGATTATTTTAAATTCAACACAAATTTTTTGCATCCACAATCATAAATACGATAATATCCTAACTGTTCCATTAACATTTCTTCTGAATTAGTTTGATTATCAATTAAATAATCAGGATATTGCTCTTTTATATTAGCTAAAGTTTTTCTATTCATATTTTTCTTTTTGTATGAAAAATAAAAAAAACTTGGTCTTGTATTTTTAATATTTTTAAAACCTATTTTTCTATAAGAATTTCCTTGAAAATAACGTCTATCTACATTCATTATCAAAGACTTAGGCTTATATATATAAATAAAATGTTTAATTAACTTATCTAAACTACCTGATACATAAGTATTTAACTTATCACAATGCCTGATTATCTCAAATGAAGAAAAATTAATTTTTTTAATTGATAATATACTAACTAATTCATTTTTAAAATATAATCCATAATTAATTAAAGTATCACTTGAACCAAATAAATTATTTTCATCTAAAAAAACATGTGTTTGATACATTTCAACTTCTCTTATCTCACAATATCTTGCAAATATTTTTTTATCATAAATTTTTAGTTTAGATTTAATGATAGATTTTACTATGTTTTTTTTATTAGTCCATTCATCTTCGAAAATTTGTAATAGTTTAATATTATTCTTTTCGGATAATTCTGTTTTATTTAAATGATAATTACTTTTTCTAAATTTACTCGAATGCCACCATAAACCATTATACTCAATTCCTAAGTTATATTCTGGAAGATAAATATCAATTTCAGATTTTTGAATTTTAAGTTTTTTTGATTCTATATGTAATTCTTTTTCTATGAAATGTCTTACTTCATTTTCTTGTATTGAACTAGTTTTATCTATTGGATTACAAATAGGACAAATTAATTTACTATGTTCATTGTTTTTAATTTTAGAAATTTTATTTTTTAAATCATTTTTAGTGGTGATAAATGTAGGGTGTTTTATACAATAATTTAATATTGATACTTGAGTATCGTTTAAATAAATAATGTTTTTAATTGGAATATTTAACGCTTTTGAAATTTCTTTTTTTGTGTTTTCTTTTTTTAGTGTATTACTTCTAGTTCTTTTAATTGAATGCTTTTTATCTCTTGATCCGACATTTTTTTTATTTCTAACCATACTAATAGATAATTAACTTTTAAAATTCATGTAATAAGTTGTAAGTAATATTTCCTTGAAGTTAGCTAGGAAATTGATTGTTCTGTTATAGAATTTAAATTTATACATATATTATAAATAGTATCCTAGCAAGTATTTTTTATTAAAATTTAAAATTTAGTATTTATATGAAATAGAAATATATAAATGAATAAGACTCAGCGCATTTTCATAAATTCAGAAAATAAAGATACTGACAAACATATTAAGGTAAAATTAGAGCAAAGTGTTAAAACTCTAGAATTCTTATCAATATCTATTGATACTAGCGATGTTTATCAAAGTTTTAATTCCGATTATGGTGTTTTAGTTGGAAGAGTGATTGCTAATAACAGTATAGGTATTCCTAATGCTAAAATTTCAATTTTTATACCATTAACTGATACAGATTCTACTGACCCTGATATATATAGTCTTTATCCATATACTACCCCAAGAGATATTAATAATGAAGGTAAACGATATAATTTGCTTCCTAGAGTAGGTAAATTTGTTGATGGTACTGCTAGACCACCACAACCATTCGGATCATTACCAATAAAAGAGGAAATAATAACTAATGAAGAATTTTTAAAAGTATATAAAAAATATTATAAATATACTGCAACAACTAATGAAGCAGGTGATTATATGATATTTGGTGTACCAATTGGTACTCAAACTGTTCATATGAGTGTAGATATTACAGATATTGGGGAATATTCAATGAGTCCAGCTAGTATGATTAAATCATTAGGATATTCTGAAAATTTATTTATAAATGGTACAATAATTAAACCTAGTAGTGATTTAAATGATTTACCACATATTGAAACACAAGAAGTTGGAGTTGATATTATACCTTTTTGGGGTGATGCTACTAATTTCGAAATAGGTATTACCAGACAAGATTTCAAGATTAGATCAGTAATTACAAATACTTTCACAATTTTTGCTAGTGCATTTACAGATGATGATGGTGCAATGAGAGGTGCTAATATTAATTCTGTAATAGAAATACCTGATGTTTATAGAGCAACTGAAAATGTAGATGTAAATGTAAGTATCTCAAAAAAAAGAACAGCAAATGTTACTGAAAAAATATATTATTATCCTACTGATATAAAAAATTCTGATATCAATAGTATTAATCCTGATATTGCTGATCCTATTACAGATATGAAATTATTAGATAAATCACAATATTCTATATATAAACGTAATGGTGATTTTGTAATTATAATTAATTGCAATAGAGATAAAGTTATTACTGATGAATTTGGTAATAAAATTAGTGTTGATGATGATTATTCTGGTGGAGTGTTTACTACTTTTAAAGGATTTTTAACCCTTGAAATAACAAATGAAACACTACCAATGAATTTTAAAAATAGTTTTAATGGTGCTGTAGCAACACCATATAGAATTATTTTAAAATTTCCACAATATGCTGAAAGAAATCATAGTTTTTCTCTACCAGATAATAATGATAATGATATTTATGATACAAAAATTTGGAGAAAGTTACATTATACATTTAAAGCAGGTAATTTTTATACTTTAGCTAGATTTCATGGTACTACGCATAATAATTATACTCAAGGCGGTGATACAGAACACAATGAAAATAATGGATTTTTTACTCATGATGATGTTAATAAACCATTTAATTCAGACCCTTTTTGGAATGTTGGTGTTATAGCAACAAATAAGATAGGTAATGAAATTACTAATATTGAATCAGAATTTCCTTCCAATTCAATTACTAATCAAGTAGAATCTAATAGAAATCTAAGTGTTTTTGGTGCGAATTGGTTAAATATGTCAATATATTTACCACAGTTAGGAGTTATAAGTGAAGGATATTCACATATAAAATATGTCAGAACATCAAATTATTTATCGCATCAAATAACAGATAATAAAAACTTAAATAATTTTTTTATTCAAGATAATTCACAATATATAGCAGCAGGTGAAATAAATACTAAATGGTTTGCTAGATCAGATTTACATTGGACTGATATTATTGAAATACCTATAACTGATATAAAAACATTTAAAAGTATGCCAATAAAAGGATTTAATAGTAATGATATAATTACATATGGTGTTACAGGTTTAAATAAAACATACACTGATACTAAATATAGAAATGGTGTTAATAATCCTAATAATTGGTCTACAACACCTTGTCCAATTAATGGTGGTAAATTATTAGGTGATCCAACATCATTGGCTGATCCTAAAACTTATTTTTATAAAGGTTTAGGTAATTCTGATTGTATAAATTATTTATTTGATTTAGGGTTAATAATATAAATTATGGATGAAAAAATACAAATATTATTGGGTTCAGCTAAAAACATTAATAGTGTTAATGTTGATACTTATGCTAGAATCGAATTGACTAATAAACTTGAAGAAATTACTGAATATAGTATTAATAATAGTTTAAGTGCTTCAGATGTATTTGATGCTGAAAGAGAAGCATCTGAAATATATAGAATATATGGTAAGATAGAATATTTTTCCTTATTAAATAATTTGAAAAATATTGGTATTCCAACGCTTAATGATTTTTTTATACCATATTTTCCTAGTGTAATTACAAATACTAACACATCTATAAATTTATTAAATTCATTTAATTTTTATTTATTAAGACCTTCGAATACAGGTTATACTAATATAATTATTGAGGGTGATAATAGTTATTATATTAGAGATTTTGAAATTATTACAGATGATATTGATATATATCTAGCAGGTTTTTCTAACAATGTATTTAATGAACAAACATATTCATTTAATTTTAATAAAGATATTAATATAGAAAACTTTATACAAAATATTAGTGTTAATAATTATACAGGTGGAACAGGGTTACCAGTAACTGAATTATATTTATTTGCTGAATTTATCCCAAATACAAATATCACAAAAGAATATACTAGTTGGGATAGTTTAGGTGTCTCAGGTAAAAAAAATTATGAAAACACTAATAAAGTTTATAGTGATGTTATAAAGTTTTCTAAAGACGAATTTTCGATAGAAAATCATTATAACCAAACTCATTATATTACAACTAATTATTTTGATTCAGATTTTGGTGTTAAATCTTTAGTATGGAAATATAACCCATTAATTCCTTTAAAATTAAGGTATTTTAGTGATAGTATTAGTACAGCTAATATAAATGACGTTTCATATGAAGAAACTTCTAAAATACCTTATTATGCATTAAAAGAAAACGATTTACCTACACCTGACAATGGAAAAAGAATTTGGAGAGAAATTTTACCACAAGGTTATATTGATCCCATAAGTAATATTGGTGTTAATTATCCATTTGTAAATAATAGAAGATATTTATTTTCTAATATTATATTAGATGTTATACCTGATTTAAGTATATCTGGCTCTAACACTTATAATGTATTTAAAAATTTAAATTTTTATAATCCTAATTTAATACATACACAACCTACATCAGGTTTAAATAATATAGGAAACCCATGCTAAATAAATATATAATAAAAAGTGGTTCTGCTCAAAAAAATATTAGAATTAATTTAGGTTCTAATGAATCTTTTTTGGGATATCAGCAAGAAATTAATAACTATACTGAAATAGCTTCAGTTGAATTAATTAATGAAACTACTGATCCTGAAATGAAAAAATTTAAATATAATAGTGATGTACCTTACATATCAGGTATAATGCTTAATTTTAATTTTAGTGAAACACCATTTAATAATAATGAAATAACAGGAAATACTTTAAACGTATTAAATAGTTTCTATTCAATGGAAACTTATGATGATTTCAATGAAAGTAATAATACTAAACTATCAACTAATTATTTCACAAAAGATTTTAATATAACTAATAATTATAATATTAATAATTTTAATAAAAATCAATTTTATTATTTATATTTACCTGAATCGTTTATATTAAAACAAACAGGAACTACTGCCACAACATATTCAAGATTTTTATTTTATAATGCTAAATCTGGTAAAACTTCGGTATTTTATAATGAATACGTTAATGCAGATACAGAAGAATATACTTATTTTAAAATTCAAATAAATCTATTAAATAAATCATGGAAATTTACACAAGCAAGTAATGTAATAAATATTAATCAAATTCCTGAAATTAATAATGCATTTATTAAAAAAGTTAATGATAGTATAAATAATTTCGATCAATTAAAACAATCATATCCTACTGGTAAAACATTTAATTATCTTACTCAGAATTATTTAACATTTAGTGGATTAACTGCTACTTATTAAATTATTTGAGTTGATATACTAGGTTTTCTATATGTTTTAATTATTTGAAAATCTTCTTCATTTCTAATGAATCCACGTAAAGTTATATTGTATTTAGATACAAAAAACTTATCCCCATCAATATTCTCTATTGTATTGGCTTCTGTTACATTATCTAAAAATAATGGCATAGGATTACCATCTAAAAATATATAACTTTGTTTTGCTGCAAATTCTTTAAATACTGTTTCATCAAATTTATTAATATCTACAGCATATTTTGAAAATAACGATACTTCGTATGTTAAATCTACATTTATTGGTTCTGGTGTTTTAAATCTTAAAAATATTATTTGACCTTCATCTAAAATTGGTACATCATAATACCTAAACTTCATTAATTGAGGTATCAAAGATTTTGCACTACCTAATCTAGTACCAATTTTCTTTTCGGTTCTTCTGACTGTAATATAAGGTGTTGGAACGTTTTTATCACCATCCATAAACTTCCATGTTCTTTCAAATTCACCCCATCTTTCATTAAGTAAATAAAAGCAAGGAACTTTTTTTCCATCCATAATTAATTCCAGTTTACCTGTATCAACAAATTCAGATACAGCTAAATCCAAATCTTCAAACATTATTGTTCTTGGAAGATATTTAGTTTTTTCGTCAGTTAATCTCATTAATTCCGCAATTCTTTCAAATCCATATTCTAAATAAGTATTACCTATTTTAGTTGGGTTAATATCAAGTGAATATTTTACTTTTTTTGGCATTGCCATAATTTAAACATTTTTATATAAATACTTTTGTTTTTAATTACAAATTGTTATATATTTGTCAAAAATATTTATCATGATTGCTGAAAGAAACGAATACCTTAATGAAGATCAAACAATTGGTTATGTAGAAGCTATTTACGCTTCTGGTAATGTCTTAAAAACCACATATTTTCCTAAATCACAACGTTTATTTATTGCATTCAGTAGAGGGCATACATATTCGTATAATAATGTTACAGAGGAAATATATAATGAATTTGAAAAGGCTGAATCACAAGGAAAGTATTTCATGGTAAATTTAAATAAACCTGATAAATTCCCAACCAGAAAAGAGTTTACCCTATATCCTTCTGAAGTAAATGAATGTAAATTAAAAATTGTTGAAGCAAAGAATAAACTAAATGACGAAAAAGCAGATACGATTTAATGATTACGAATCAAGTGCTTTATTTACCCATATAGCATTAGATAATTTTTTTACCTATAAAACAGTTGATGTTAGATATAAAGGTAAAGTAGTTGGATGTTTAACTAGCAGCAATTCATTAATTTTAAATGATGTACCTGAAGTAGAAGAAATTTTAGAAAAGATAAATAATAATAAATTCAGCATATCATCCAGAAGTACTGGAAAGTTAGATGCTGATGAAAAAATAACAGAAACACAAATAAACGAATATAATTTATTAGATAATGAAAATAAAGATTAAATACCACAATCAGAATTGTAAAATTGAATCCTTTGGAAATTGGATTGACCTTAAATCAGCAGAAACTGTAAATTTCAAAAAAGGCACATACAAACTAATTAGTTTAGGTATAGCTATGGAATTACCTAAATATTTTCAAGGTAATATTGTACCAAGGTCAGGTACATTCAAAAAGTATGGCTTGATTCAGACCAACCATTATGGCGTAGTAGACGGCCCTGATCAAAATGGTGCTGGATATTCAGGAAACGATGATGTGTGGCGTTTTGGTGCTTATGCATTGAAAGAATCGACAGTAACCGAAGGTGATAGAATTTGTCAGTTCGAAATACGTCCAACTATGAAAGCTCCTTGGTATGTTAAACTAAAATGGTTATTTGTTAGTAATATTACTTTCGTAGAGGTAGAAAATTTAGAATCTAATAATCGTGGTGGTTATGGAAGCACAGGAAAGTAGTTATTCATTAGAAAAATGGGAAAATATTGGATTATTAGAAGGTTTAACAGAAGAACAAAAAGTAAAAACTGTTGCTGCTTTTAATATTGCTTTAAAATATATAATGGAAAATGAAGATAAATATGAATCACATTCATTTTCAACCATACCATTTCCAATTATTTATAAAATAATTAAAAGTCGTGATCTTAATGAAAAAGAAATAATTGAAATTATTAATGAATCTGTAGTACAATTTAATTTATTTGCTGATACTTCTGAACTAAGTTATTATTATAATCTTGATATGGAAGCACTATTTATTTCAAAATATGCCGAACAAAAGATTGAAGAGCTAAATACTAGAGATGGTCAAATTAGTTTAAAACAACTACGTGAAATAAAAGAAGCTACTATTAGTAAATGGGAATCAATGGGTCTTTTGGAAGGTCTTGTAGCCTACGATGATAGTAACTTTGCTAAAATGTATGAATGCTGTCCAAATGCTAGAATTAATATAGAATAATAATATGGGATATTTAAGCGAAAGAACTGATGAACATTATAATGGTTTAATACCATTATATAATCTTCATTGCCCTATTAGTGGAGTACCATTAATTGAGTATGGTAAAAGTGGTGATGTAATGGATGGTGATACATTCTATTATAGTTTTCCACTAAAAGGATACATATATGCGAGACACCCTTTCATGTATGATTTTTTTAGATTAGTTACTGGATACAATAATTGTGAACAAGGAACAAGATTTTTTAAACTTTTAGAAGATAAAACTTGGCAAGAATATATTGGCGATAAAAGAACTGATCAATTATTTCCAATTGGTACTCCTAAATCTGAAATTAATAAAGTTGTTCAGAAAGAAAGAAAAGAACGTAAAGAAAGAAAACGTTTATATGATGAAGGTGTTGCAAATGGTACGATAACTCCATTACCAAAAGGTATTCGCATTGCAGCACGATTAATCGAACAGGATAAAGTAACTGTTCAACCATTAAGTCCACCAACAGGTAAGATTTACTTTTAACATTAATAAATAAATATGAAACAGTACTTAGATTTGTTACAGAACATCATTGATAATGGTGTCGAAAAAGAAAGCGGTAGAGCTAATATGCCAAATATTATTGGTATATCGAAAGCTGATATCAGTATGGATTTAGCTGATGGTTTTCCACTACTAACCACTAAAAAAATGTATTGGAAAGGTATCGTACACGAACTACTTTGGTTTTTACGTGGCGAAACAAATATCAAATACCTTGTAGATAATAAGGTAAACATCTGGAATGGTGATGCTTATAGATGGTATCTAAAATATGTTGGAGTATTGGAAGAAGTAGATTATAACTACATGATGGATGATCCTAATGAAAATAAAACAAGACCATTCACAATGGAAGAATTTGTTGAAGCTATTAAATCAGCTAATTTGGGTGATGATCCAGAATATAAATTGGGTGATCTAGGTAAAGTCTATGGTTACCAATGGAGAAACCAAAATGGTGTTGATCAGGTGAAAGATGTAATTGAAGGTTTAAAATCAAATCCTTATAGTAGATATCATATTATTGATGGCTGGAATAAAGCAGACTTCCCAGAAATGGCGTTGCCACCATGTCACCTACTTTATCAGTTTATTGTAAGACCATTAACATTTGATCAGAGAATGGATGTTTATAGAGAAAGAAATAATGGTATGATGCTTAATTTCGATAGTGTTGATAGAGTAACAAAAGCATTTAACGAATTAGGAATTCCTAAATTTTACCTTGATCTTAATATGTACCAACGAAGTGTTGACACATTTTTAGGCGCAAGTTTCAACGTAGCGTCTATGTCACTGTTACTTATGATTTTTGCTAAAGCATCTAATATGATTACAGGTGTTGCAAATTGGATTGGTGGTGATACACATTTATATGTTAACCATATCGAACAAGCGAAAGAACAGATAAATAGAAAACCATTTCCGTTACCAACAATGAAAATAAATAAAGAGTTAAATAATTTAGATGATATTCTAAACCTATCAATTAATGATTTTGAAATAATTAATTATTTATATCATCCAACCATAAAAGCTGAATTATTTACTGGATTAAAAAAATAAATTAAATGATAGCAATAATATTAATATTATCAATAATTATATTATTGCTATCTTTAGCTTTATATATATTCATTAAGAAATCTTTTTATTTAAATAATAAAGAGAAAGAGTTTATTTTGTTTACATTTTCAGTATTTATGGAATATGGTGATGATCTTGGTATTCAATCAAAGGAACAGTATCAAAAAATTTGTGAAGAATTAAATAAAATAAAAAAACGACTAGATGAATAATGAAGATGAATTCGACATATGCGAAATACTATACAAATTATATCCTAATACGTCCTTTCAATATGTTGAAGATATGGATGATGCTATAGTTGGTGTAATGGGTAATAGATTAGTATATTCTAAAAATGCTATAATAGAAATTTTATGTAATGATGATATGGACATTAAAGAAGCAGAATTATTTTATAATACAATACAAAACGAAAATAAAGGAGAAAGATCACCACTTTTTGTAAATGATGATCTTTTAACATATATTAAATATTCTGAAGATGATTCCACTAAAATATTTAATTTTTCATTAAATTAAACTTCAGATAATAGATTAGTAAAATCCTCTTTTACAGGAGTCGCAAGTATATTCTTGAAATAAGCTTTAAACCCACCAATAGTTTTCTTAGATGTATCAGTTACATTATTCGCTGACATTACTTCATAAAATCTTGGTTTCATACCACTCATATTATATTGGACTATATCACCTCTATTAATTTCTGTATTTTTCTCTTTTAATTCTTCTAGATATATACCTATTCTTAAATTACCTGTATCATCACGAGTGATACCAGCATCACCATTACCATATAATTTCTGATCAGCATCTTCAACATTAACCATAGCACTAAGCATAATTGGTGTCATAAAACTCTTATCGCTAGGTTTAGATTGTCCATATAATTTATGTGTTTTAGTTTCAATTATATTGATTCTATATAAAGTAATTTCTTGTGGATTATCTTTTTTTAAAAAATCTCTACCATACATTATATCAAGATTAAATGAATTCTCTGACATAAATAATCCATATCTATGTTTTTCTAAATCAATATTTGGTTGTTTTTTCTTCATATTAAATAGGAATTATTGGTGTTTTAAATGGCTGATAACCAAGTGCTTTATTAACATTTTCAGCAATTTTTGCTCTATTTTCAGTAAGATTAACTTGAGAAATTTTATCTAAACTTTCAATTAAAAACTTTTCGGTATCTTCTTTTAATTTAATACCTTCATCAAGTAAATGTCTATAATCTAATGTTAGTTCTTTATCACTTACACCAATACTACCAGTATAGAAACCTCTAATACCGCCAATAACCATTTTAACTTTAGCTATTAATAAATTTCTTATTTGTTGTTTAGCTACATCATTTAAATTAGACCATTCAAGAACACTAGTTGGACTATCGCTTGGTAATCTTACTATATCTGGATTATCTTTAATACATTTTTTTCTGTTTTGTTTATTGGTTTCATAATACCAATACCACACTTGTCTACCAACCATTTCATTCATCCACGTTGCATGAATTTCATTACGACCACTTGGAACAGGATATAAATGTAACATTTTTTCACCTGTTTCTAAACCAGTAATTCTATAGGTTAATGGTGATTGTAACATTCTCTGTTTCATTCTTCTATCTTGCGCCATCAAAAGCGTTGAGTAAATTGGTTGTACATAACGAGCAGGTGATGAATACATTGTGAATCCACCTATATTATTACCAGCCATAGTTAATGCAAATGGATCTATTTGTCCACCATCAATTGAAGGTGGTGTATCCCAAAGAACTTCATTAACTTCTCTATTCGCAGGTATAATATAATGTTGTACATGTGGTTGAACAGTAATAAAATCACGTTTTAATTCCCAACCAATGCCAGCAGGTGCGTTAGTACCTAATCCAACCTGTTTAGAGTATGCATATGTAAATGATTTCATATAATCATTTGATTTTGTGCTATATGCAACAGTAAAGTCAGACAAGTTTTTGTCTAACCCTTCTAAAGAAACCCATTGCTGTTGAATAAGCCAATTATTTAAAATTGATGAATAATCTTCAACAACCATTTCAAGATATGAGTTCATCATTTCATCCTCTAATTCAAATGGACGTAAAGGATATCCTAATTCATGCTTTACTTGAAGGTATAATTTATTTCGTTCTTGTTTGGTAATTAATGCCATAGTTTTTTATTTTTATTTCTAATATTTTATTCATACATTTGTAGTATATAAATACTTTAAAATTATATAATGAATTTTAAACCAACACAAGAACAGGAAAAGATTTTTCATTTTGTAAAAACAAGACCAGAAAATTTATTAATTGAAGCTTACGCAGGTGGGGGAAAAACCACTACAATTATAGAAATAGCTAAATTATTGCCTAAAGATAAGCAAATAACGTTCTTAGCTTTTAATAAACATATTCAAGAAGAGTTAAAAACTAAATTACCTGAACATGTTCGTTGTTATACAACATATGGATTAGGTATGGGTGCTTTAAAAAGAAAATATGGCGAAAAAATAGTTTTTGATGAATTTAAAGTAGATAAAATAATTACTAAAAAATCTAAATCTTGGGGATTAGATTTAGAATTTAATTATAATCATGAAGATATTTACACATATTTATATGACCTAAAAAAGCTAGTAAATTATTGTAGATCATCTTTAAGTCTTACAGCAGATAGTATACCATATCTAATTGAAAAATACGATGTTAACCTTAATAAAAATGAGGATATAAAGCGTACTTTAAAAGTATTAGATGCTATGGTAAATGATAGAACTACATATGATTTTACTGATATGATATTTCTACCTGCAATAGATAATACTATATGGATGTTTCCTCAAGATTATGTAGTAGTTGATGAATATCAAGATTTAAATCGCTGCCAAATTAAAATTATTGAAAAAATAATAAAAAAAGATAAAGTAACTGGAAACCAAATTGGTAGACTATTCGCAGTTGGGGATAAATTTCAAAATATTTATTCGTTTAATTGTAGTGATGGACAATCATTTGCTAATTTTGAAAAATATTCAAATACTAAAGTGTTACCTTTATCGTATTCATTTAGATGTGCTAAAAATATTATAGCAAACGCTAATACGTTAGTTAAAGAAATTAAAGCGTTAGATAACGCTCCTGATGGGATAGTAAGGCATAATGGTGATGTTTTAAAAGAAGCTGAATCAGGTGATTTTGTATTATGTAGAACTACTATGCCATTAGTAAAATTATTTTTTAGCTTTCTAATAGAGCATAAAAAGGCTGTTGTTAAAGGTTCTGATATTGGTATTAACTTAGTTGAAATGATTGGCAAAATCCTTGATATAGAGAAGTTAAAATCACATTGGATGGGAGAAGTTATGAAGTTTAAAAAAGATTTATATGGTAAAGGTATTTTAAACCCAAGTGAACATAGTGGATATGTTGCATTAGAAGATAAAGTAACTGTTTTATTATTTCTTGCTGGAATGGCTAATACTGTTTCAGAATTAAAAGATAAAATTAAATTTATTTTTAATGATGATGTTAATGGTAGAGGAATTGTATTAAGTACAGTACATAAAGCAAAAGGATTGGAAACTGATAGAGTTTTTATAATTAGACCAGATTTACTTCCAATGAAAACAGTTAGAAAAGCTTGGCAAGTTATTGAAGAAAGAAATATACAGTATGTTGCACTTACTAGGGCGAAGCTAGAATTAGTTTATGATCACGAATATGATAAACCAGAAGAAGATAAAAAAGAATAGTTATGGAATACATGAATAATAAAACTAGGTGGGTTGTGAAAATTAATAATCAGAAAACTAAAAGGGTTTTGATTGAATATTTTCCATTAAAAAATAAATTTATATTTAGTGGTCAATTAAAGGTTGTTGAAATATGGTATACTTTTTCTATAAGAAAAGTTAAATTAGGTAGAAATATTACTGGACATGATGAATTAAATCAATCAATTTTTGAAATTGCTACTGTTGACAATATTGATATTGATGATAATATACTCAAAGTATATGCGGAACTAGAAACTAAAGTAGCAAACTATAATTTTTTTACCAAAAGAATGGAAGAATATAAAGATAGTTTTAATAAGTTTGCTTGTAAAATAAGTGATGAATCTGAAATAGCACTAGAACCAGAACCTGAAGGATCTAATTAATATTTTTATAGCTCCATAAAATATTATCAATCACTTTGTCTTTCATACACCACCTAGACATTGTTGATTGATTAATATTTGCATTATTAGCAGCAAGAGTTGTTGTATCAAAATCTTGAATAAGTATATTTTTTATTTTATCTATTTTATATACTCTTTTACAAATATTTTTTTGTTTATCAGTCCAACCTTTTTCTAATTTAGTTTTAGAAATTTTTAATTTAGTCTCTTCATCACGAGTTTTACCTTCCCAATATTTAGGTGAATTATCACTCAGATATTTTTTTTCTTCTTCAGATTTAGTTTTACCATATTTTTTAGCTTCATCAGTACCAGCTTTAGCTATTTTTTTATTGACCCATTCTTTAGATTGTTTAATGCCTAAATGAGACTCAGACATTTTTCTTAATGTTTCAATACTAGGTTTAGCATTATTTCCGCCTAATTCAATATTATAACCAAAATTCTTATCAATAGATTTATATTTCTGGATATAATCAACTTCTTTTAAATTTAAATCATCTAAACTTATTGCTGTATCAATAATTGAAAACTCAAAATTATTCCAACCATATTTGTTAAATGCATTTAATAAATATTGATTATTATGATTTTGTAAATTAAATGCTGATTTATGTTCTACAATTCTTTTTTTTATATCTCTGGTAGTTTGCCCTATATATATTTTACCATTAACCTTATTAACTATTGAATATATAAAACCATAAATTATTTGATTATTTTCAATAGTTAATACGTATTTTAATTTACCACAATTCCAAACTTTAACTAAATTAGATAATATTTTATTTTTATCAGTTTCAGATATTTTATTGTTTTTCTTATATTTAGTACCAAAAGAGAATTTATGAAAAAGTTTATCTTCTTCAGGTAAATAATATTTAAAATCTGGTGGTATAATTTTATCTAATCCAAATCCATTAGATTTATATATGTTACTAGTTATATTAGACATATTTAAATCAGCAAAGGAAATTATTTTTTTAGGCGAATATGTTTTAATAAATTTTTTAATAAATCTATTAAATATACCTGTTATAATAAATTTTGATTTAATTGCAAATCTTGATAAATTATATTCGTTATCATTTAAACCACCATTAAAACTATTTGATGTATCAAATGTTATTACAGAAACTAATTCTTCCTGAAAAAATGCACCATAAAAAATTTGTGATTTATCAGTACCTTGAAGATGATAAGTATTTAAAAAAATATTTTTTTCTAAATTACTAATTTCTTTAATAACACATTTCCTTGCAGAAATATTTATTTGATCAATAAATTTTAATCTTTTAATTCTCTCCTTTATTAAAATTTTATTTTCTAAATCAAAATAATTATATATTATACAATTATCGTAGAGAGTTAAATACTCTTTTTTTAAATTTAATAAATCTTTATTTTTATAAATATAAAAATCTTTTATATCTAAAAATAATAATATTGTATTATTAACTATTAATTTTTTCATTATTCTAATATAATATTATATGGTACTTATATATCAATTCATCACAAAGATAAAAAAAAAGGTTGTAGAATCTACAACCTTTTTAATATTATTTATCGACTACTGTAAATCACCGATTCCGAATGATGCAAGACCATCGCAATAGATACGTCCAAAGTAACGATTAAGTACCATTTTCTTAGCGTAACGCATTAAGATACCACGTATTGGTGTGAAATCGAATGGGTTATACATTACAGGTGTTAACTGCATTGGAATATAAGGGGCAAAAATGTAACCGCTTTCAAGGATTGAAGTTCCTTTATGACCAATCAAAACTGTGTTTGCTGGAGCATATGGATCACGATATACTAAGTAACGAGCACCTAATACACCAACTTTTTCAATACCCATGTTATATTTATCCTGTTCTGGATCAGCGTTAGATACGTGGAAGTATTCAAGGTCATCAAATACAGCACTTACTTCAGGAGAAACAACAACCCAACTAGCACCACCTCTAAGAGTTGATTTGTGGATTTGAGCAGAAATCTGATTGATCTTAGTTAAAAGAGTCTGATTCCAGTCTTTTTGAGTTCCCATGTAAGTAGTGGTTTGTTTTCTCATACCATTGTAATCCCATCTGCTAGTCCAAGCAGCACCTCTACGAAGGTCACGAAGAATTTCTCTATCTACTTCAGCAGCCATCTGTTCAGAAAGCAATGCAGTAAGTTCAGCTTCAGCGTCAATATTATGAAAAGCTGAAACGTCTTGAGCTAACTCAGGAGTCCACTGTGCTCTCATTTTACGAGTTTCAACAGATACAGTTACCTGATCTAATTGGAACGTTACTTCAGCCATTCTTGAATCTTCTTCCAAATCTTCATATGTTTTGTAAGTAACAGTGAAAGTACCACCAGTAGCACCACTAAAAGGTTTATAACCATCAGCACCAGCATAAGTTAAATCAACGTTTAAAATCAACTGACCAGTTTTAGAAACGATTGGTTGACCATATTTCTGAACTTTTACGTTGAAAGGAACAGGTTGACCAGCAACGATAGTTTCAGTTCCATAAGGAGCTGGAGCAACTAAATCTTCGCTAAAAGTAACTTGTAATCCAGCTAAGAATGATTCAGTGTCCTGTGGAACACCAGTAGGGCCTACTAATTTACCGTTTTCAGTAGAATAAATTCCACCTACAGTTACAGCTACGTTAGTTGTTACACCCACAGTTATTGTACCAGCAGTTAATGAAGCACCAGTTACAGTATTAATAGTAATACCA